CCCTACTGTTATGAAGACTTGCGAACTGAAACGCCATACTCGCGCATCACATTCACACCCGGAGGCAGCCCATCCCCTTCGTGTTCTGAAAGGAACGTCTTGAAGTTACCCTGATGAATGCGCTTTTCCAACAGCTCGACCGCCTTGTTCTCAAGAACGAACTGCCGGAAGTTATCCCAATCGTTACAGATGAAACGCTCATTCAACTTACGGATCACGGTGCCATGAGAAGTCTTGATACTATCCGCGTTAACCGAATTGCAGACCTCTAACATCATGGATTCAATCTCAGCCATGTCTTTCTTCAGCTCAGCGTCTGTGGACTCGTACTGAGCAAGGACACGCTCTCGCTCTGATCGAATGGCCAGATAGGCTTCGACCAGCTCTTCTACATTTATGTTACTCATTAGACTCTTCTAACTCCTGTCTGTATAGATCAACTATTTTTTGATGACTATCAACTTTACCTTGCAGCATTGCATAGACCCTACGCTCGACATCCGATCCTTGCAGATGCACAACCGTCATCTTGTTCTGCTGCCCTACTCGATCAATACGTCCAATACACTGTAGATACGTTTCTACTGACATCACTGGAGACCAGAATACCACCGTGTCCGCAGCCGTGAGCGTGATTCCGTGCGCCGCTGATTGCGGCTGGATTACCAGCACTCTAGGATCTGGCTGTGTTTGAAAGTGGCTGATGATCTCCTGTCTTCTCTTCGCCGTCACGTCACCGCTGATCACCTCACATGTAAAGCCATGCTTTACAAGATACTCAGTGACTACCGTGATGGTGTGAAGAAAGGGGATGAAGACTACTACTTTATTCAGGGTCTCTTCAAGTACCGATTTCAACTCACCCAGCCGAGGAGCCACGTCAAACTCTACAACATCCCGTTTGTCCGTATAGACAGCACCACCGGAAATCTGTAGGAGCTTATTGAGGCTCGCCGCCGCATTGACCGCGCTGATCTGTTCGCCCGCCGCCTCGATCTGAAGCTGCTGCTTGAGTGTCTTGTAATACTTTGCGGCCTGTATCGTCAACGGTACCTCACGGGTCTGATACGTAACTGCCGGTAAATCAAGACATTCCCGTTTGGTATATCTGATCGCAGGTTGCAGTGCATCAAACACTTTCTGCTTGGCATCGTTCTTGGGCAGCCACTTGAACCGAGTGATCTGGGTCATCACTTTGTCCCGCCACGACGTAGCGAACTTAGGCACGCGGTGCGGTGATACCATCCTAGCCAAACCAAACGCATCCAGAGGAGACTGCGCCGCTGGTGTACCCGTCATCATCCAGAGCCTAGTCTCGGCCCGCAGAAGTTTAGATAGGGTCTTCCAGCGTTGTGTGGACGCCGTCTTGTATGCATTCGCCTCGTCAATAATGATCAGGTCGAACCGAGCCTTGTCGATATCCTCCGCGACGATCCCTACGCCATCATAGTTAATGATCACGAACTCGTATTCGCCATTGATGATCTTGACGCGCTTATCTTTAGTGCCGTGGGCCACGCCAACCGAACGATGCATAGCGGTCTTGAACACATCGGCTTGCCATGCGCTATACATGATTGACAACGGACAGATCACCAGTACCCGCTTCACGGCACCAATGTTCATCAAATAATCCGCAGCCCAGATCGCTGCGCTCGTCTTACCCGTGCCTGCCTCGTTGAAACAGAACGCACGCTTACGCAGGCTCAAGAACGATGCGGTGACCTTCTGGTGATCGAACGGCTTGAACAATCCCGGCCAGTTGTAGTCCCGCAGGATAGGTGAAGGGACCTTTGTGGAATCTGCTTCAGCCTCGTCTAGAACGCGGGCAAAGGACTCCATCTCTGGCTGGTCCCAATAGACAATGATCTCTGTATTACTTGTGCCTTCACTTAACTTCTCCGACTTATCAATTGACTTTAAAACTGTATTTGCAATGTGCCACTTAAGTGATACTTGAATGGCCTCGTTGTCTATGACTTGCATAACTTCCTTATCTCATGGAACTATCCGAGTTTCTTCGGAAGGAACGATTCTTAGATGGGGCCTGTAGTCGGACTCCATCCTTGTTACTACCACCTTTAGATAAGGCACGGACGTGGGCAACATCCTTACCCTTTCGGCTAACACCTTTCTTATCAAGCGCCCGTCGTGCTCGCTGACGCTCCATACGATCTTCATGTTCACCTCGCTCAAGCTGTTTCTTGTATTCACGCTTGTAAGGTCTGGCTGATTTGGTATACGGCATTCTTACTCCTTATGAAACTCACACGTTGTTACAGGACACCATCGGCAAAGAGGTGTCGGGTTCGCAGGCCACTTGTCTGCTTCGGCGGCTGCCTCCAAGCGCAATAAGTCTCTATCAAACGCGGACCAAAGTAACTCGTTATCTTCTCGTTCATAGTCGTAAGGCAAAAACGTATTGTGGGCTACAAACAACAATCCCGCCTTCACCCGTCTAATCTCTGGGAAGTGAACAAAGGCTAGTAACGCCATGAGTTGCAACTGCTTCGGGTCCGGATACTTGTTCGATCCGGTCTTGTAATCCACGATGAAGGCTGTTCCGTCGTCGGCGATGACCATGAAGTCCACGATCCCTCGGACCCAATAGTCTTTATCGTCGAACTCACAAGGCTGCTTCTCAGCATCAAGTGCCATTTTGTGTTCAAAAAACTTTTTTCCTGAGATGTCAAGGAGCGCATCGATCATTGGCCTATATTTTTGGTAGAACTTCGGTAACTCAGTACCGTCCCGCGCATAGTCTTCCAACGCCTTATGTACTTCCTGCCCGTACAGAATCTGTTGTGTGATCTTGGTCGAATAGTTCTGTTTGACCTTGACCTCGTTGTACTGGCGAGGACAATTGATAAACTGTTTAAGAGAACTAAAGGACCATTTGATCATCAACACTCCCCGTACGACATCCCGTACTTAGCTTCACAAGCCACGGGCAGCTCCGCAGCCCAAAAAGGGGCAGTAGACATTACTTGTACAATAAACGCAAGTGCTTCATCTAACTCAGATTCTTTTACACAGCAGACAATCGAGTCATGAACGGTCAAGACCGGTCGGTAACGCTCAGCGATAGCTATCATCTGGCCACCCACAATGATCCGGGCTAAAGCTTGGACGACGTTCTCAACCATTGCCCCACCCCAAATGAATTTAGATCCTTCACGAGAGTCGTAGCATAGCTTCGATTCTTCACCTATTCTCAAATTGGGATACCGGATATACAAACCATTGGGCAATTTAATACCGATCCGGGGGTCCACCCAGACCGCATCATGCTCACCTATTCTGGTCGGCCTCCCAAACCCATTCATTAATTGTTGCAGTGCAAGATCGCAGTCCCGCCACAGATTGGGGATCATAAAGTTGGTCTGGCGGTACAGATCCACAATGCGTTTGCACTCGTCCAAGGACAGGTCAGCCCCGCCTTGTTTCAACGTTTGTTGTAACTTCGCCGCTCCCGTGCCATAGCCCAACCCAAGGATGCAGGTCTTGCCTACAAAGCGCTCAACGGGAGTGGCCTTGCTAATTGGTTTTCCGTAGACCTTGGTGGCGAAAGTAGAGTAGACATCTTCTCGATTCGCGAAATGAGAAACTACGTCCTTCTGACCAGCTAGCCATGCCAAAACTCTAGCCTCGATCTGGCTAGAATCCGAGTTAATCAGGACATGACCTTCCGGAGCCACAATCGCATTCTTCAACGCCTTCTTACCTTTATCCCTACTAGGCAGGTTCTGAAAGTTCACAGAGTCTGAGTTGTGAACAAGCTTACCGTTGGCTACGAACCTATGACGGGGGCCACAGTTCACTATGTCATATACCGGGACGAGCATATTTATTCCTGTTTAAAATCTCATCGTCAGTTGCGCCTTGAACAATCCAAAGGCGTATTGTTTCGTAACTTAAATCGGGCCGCAGTTCTTTAAGGTTCTTAATTCGCTCGCCGTTCTTCGTCCGTTTATACACACGCTTGTTCCGCGCCTGTTCCGATCTTGTTGCCCATCTCAGGTTCCCCGGTTCGTAATGTCGGTTGTTATCTATGCGGTCAATACTGTGAAACGGAGTTGGACGAGGGCCAATATTGTCGAGAACCCATTCAGTAAAAGAACGGACTGAAGGAAACTTAAACTCAACCCCACGACCACCATAATCTGAATAGGTCCTACAATTCGGGTTAGTACATCTCTGCTTTGCGCTACGCCCTGTGCACGAAACTTGCTTAAACGCTTCTTCGCCATACTTGTCTCGGTAAGGATCTACACGTAGTTTTGACAATGCTGCCGCAACTGAGGATGCTCTTCTCGCAATAACTATACGTTCAGCTACGGGGATCTTGAGCACTCTTAAACGAGTCGAACATGACCGACAGCAATAAGTCTTACCATCTATTAGTTCTCTCGCTCTAATATACGACTCACGTTCGCATTGGCATCGGCACTTAATCTTCTGCTTTGTAGCTACAAATAAACTTTCTAGCGGCGTCCACATCGTCTTCGGTAGGGCAAGGCGCAATTTGGATTCGTTCGCCTCTCTGCATTGCCTCTCGTAAGCTAAGCGCTCCGGCGTCTGTGTATACGACATGGTTCTCTGTGCCTCGTATCCCATCCCATTCAATGACCTCGGCATAGCCACTAAACGCCACCCCATCATGAGGCACGAAAGCCTCGCCGTCCCAAACAAGGTCATCAGAAAGCACGTCTACGAGCCGCTTTTCTTCAACCCCGTTTTGCGTATTGTAGACTGTAACCACGCTGTCGTCAACCAAACAACCAGACCAGCGACCGGTATGAGCACCATAGTACCGCAGAGGAACAGGTAGATATCCACGATTACGTTTCCCAATCCCGATGAAGCGTTCAATGCGACTCTCCTCTATGGTTGATTTAGTTCCCAGACGCACAGCGCAAAGCTGTTGCACCAAGGGATTATCGTGTTCCGATAATTCAATAAAACCCTGATCAGTCTTAGCCAGAGCGTAGGTTTCCTTGCCCGTGGTCTTGCTAACCTTCATGGGCACGCTAACATTCATAGTGTTAAGAAGCGCAGCGAACTTAGGATTACTCGCCAACTGCTTCCTAACTTCTTCCTCCGTCTCCACCTGTAAAGACGCCATCAATCCTTTCAGAAGCTCAGACTTCTCCGCCCGGACTTGTACAAGTCTCTGTACAAGTAGCGCATCGTCTACTTTGAGGACGGGATCGGTGTACATTCGTAACGTAAGGTCGATGAGTTTGAGTTCGTCGTCTGGGAAGGGCTGGAGTTTTTGGAAAAGAGCATAAGTAAGCTCGACATCGTTCCTGCAATACTCACCATAACGGTGAAGATCAGCACTAGTGAAATCGGAAGCTCTCTTGCCCAACGCATTAACCACTTCATTGCCTTTCTCCCCAAGTTGATAACGTGATGCCAGTGCTTTAAGCGATCCGCCCGCCTCTACACCATGCAGTGCACGGGCCATGCTCAGCGTATCGAAATAAAAGCCGGGAATGATCCCATACTTCCACGCAAGGATCGCCCCGTCGAATAAAGTGTTATGGCAGAGGATGGCATGTTCCTGCCACTCCTTGTGGCCTCTCTCCAAGACAGCCTCTATCTCAGCCGCGTCGGAGTACCACTTGATCGGGCCGTCATCCACCTTCACGCCCATACCGATCACCTCGAACCGTGGATCGTTGATGTACTCCTCGGTTGTCAACTTCGACAAAGAATAGTCCTTGTCGTAATAAGTCTCGAAATCCAAACAAATGATGCTCACTTATAATCCTCAAGAAACTGTTTAGCCAGCCGGATCACATGAGATAGGTGCAACAGGTTGTGCGCCGCGTCGTCCTCGTACGCTTCAAGACGTGAGAACCGCCCCATCAGATTCCGCGCACGTTGGCACTCGTCGTAGATCTTGTCTAGGCCTTTGATGAAGTGGTCATAGCGTTCCTCGTAAATCATCCGTTGCGCTCGTTCGACTTCCAGATCCCGCTGCAATCGTTTCAGTTTGACAAGTAACAGTTCATTCTCGGCTTTGTAGAACGCGACCTCGGCTGCTGCAACAAGTTCGGCGAAGCGTTTAAGCAAAGGCGGTATCACCGGCATAGTGTGGGCGTAGGGAGGGTCTACATCTGGATTCTGCCCATCTTCCCAGAGGGGTAAATAAATCTCCGCCTCACGCGCCATTTGAATGATGTCATCGCGGGTCATACAATCAACCTCAATGGCGGATCGTCGTTGGCGGCTTCTGACTTCTGTGGCTCATCAATCGTTGGAATCTCTTGCAAACGCATATTGCCCGTAGGCTTCGCACCCTGACCCGTTGCTACAAGCTCAATCCATGTCTGGCATAGCACGGTGTCGTAGACTTCGTCCGCTACTTTGCGTCTGACCCACATCAACTGCGCGGTCGGTTGCCACTGCGTTAACCCACTCATAAAGCCCCCTTGATTCCTGTTGCCACAAGCTTGTCATCCCCATGCTCCAGCATGTCAATCCGATCCATCAGTCGCGCGATCAACTCGTTCTGGTGCGAGATAAGTTTCTGTTGTGCTTTCAACAGATCATCCGCGATGCCAAAGATCTCCGGGGCCATCATCTCCGTGAAGTCTGCGTCATTCATTTTGCTCAGTCTCCTGTTTGTTTTTACTTGATGCTTGCTCAGCTAGCTCACGTTCTACTCTGTTGATTTCTTCTTCTTTAATATCGCCATACAACGCGGCATGAGCGATCATCCACAACGTACTCGGCGGAGCATTGACCTCGATCAGGTGTAGTGCAGCGCGTAGCCGTCCGTTCTCATGTCTCAGGCGTCTGATTTCTGCTGCTCGCGCAGCTTCCTCGCCTCCACCGTCGCCTTCTCGTCCCGCGTCCACTTCTCCCATACCGAACCTCCTTCATACTTGTACTCGATGACGTGGACGAGACCACAGTCACAACACTCATGATGATACGGGGGCTTACCATGCGCACTCCGGTACCACTTGCCATCCTCCAGCTGATATGTGTGCTCTTTCTTTTTACGCGCCATTGTTTAACTCCAGATCTAGTTGGATCTGATCCTGCTCGGGCTTCTTCCGCACTGCACCATGCTGCGCGGCCTGCCAGCCTTCCCAGATCACACGAATGAGCCAGCTTGTATAATCGTCGTGCTCGTCCTTGTCAAACATGACATCTAAAAACCCGTGGTTTTTGTACCACTCCTCGAACCGCTGCTGTTCACTTGTCATTCTCATCACGGTACCTCACCCAGTCCTCGATGATTGCCATCAGTGCCATGCCGCAGAACACCGGCAGGAGCAACATGTACACCCACATCCACGGCAGGTGCTCCCACCAATCCCTAAACGCTTCCATTCTTCTCTCCCTCTTCTGTGCCTTCATCCCCGTCGCCTTTCCGGCGCCGTCCGAATTTCTTTAACCATTCCTTGCGCATATGCGGGGCAAACAGAACCGCCCAGTCCACTACGCGCTTGCTCATTTGCGGAGCCGCCAGCCACCACTTGTCCGGTCTATCGTACAAGTCCAGCAAAGCCTTGAATGCAGGGTAGACATCTTTGGGGGACTCTGCGCTAATGAACCGCATCACCTCCGTAAACGTGGCAGAGCGAACCATCTGCGCCTGTAGCTGCTTATGCAACGTCGCTGCTATGTCTTTAATCTCTTCGATGTCATCATCAATTGACCGGCGAACCTGAGCACGATGTTCACTTAACCGCTCGGTAAATTTATCCGAAGCATGGTCCATGTATTCCTTGAACTTGTCCGCTCGGTAAATTTTATTTAGATGGCCTTGCTGTTCCTCAAGCTTATTCATCCGCTCCAGAATGTCGTCCAGATTAAGCGTGATCGTTTCCTTCAGCTCTTTGACCAGCTCAACAACCATATCGGCATCTGTCTGTTTCTTAGTCATTCGACTTCTCCAAGTTTTCAATCTCGCGATCCAAGTACCACCGGGCTTTCTTCAGATCCTCAAGCCGTTCGCCCTTATGCCCCGCACGGCTCACGTACTTCACCACGTTGCCCAAGTGATAGCTCAATTGCTTCGCCTCGATAAAATCAATCGTCTCAATCCCGCCCACGTTGTAGTGCGCAGGGTGGTTTACCGCGTCAAGTCTAATTAGTCCT